CCCTGCTGGCTTGTTTGTTTCAATTGACTTTCCTTCTTTAAATAATTTATTTGCTGTTTCCTTATCTATTCCCCATTCTTTTGATAACTCATTAATAAAATCTTCATCATTATCAAAGTCTGTATTATTCCCTCTTAAATATTGTGCAATATCATCTCTTGCACCATTTTCTGCTTTTTTATTTAATCTTTCCCCTTCTTCTTTTTGCTTTTTAGATAACTTAAATTTGCCACTTTCTTTCATTGCTTCTGACAAACTTTGCCCTTTTCTTATAGGTATTCTTCTACCACCTATTGTTCTCCATATTATGTCATCATCATCAAATCTAGCCATCTTTTTCACCATCCTTTATACTTATTTTTTACTTGCTTTTTTCTTTTTGTTTGGTTTTGTTTTAACAATTTCTTCTGTTTCTTGTACTTTTTCATTTACAAGTTCTTTTACTTCTTCACTTTTAACTTCAAATTCATTTTCAATTATATCAGTTTTACTTTCTTCTTCAATAATTTCAACAACACCATGCTCCTTTAAAAAGTTGGCTCTTTCTTCTGATACTTCCCATATATCGCCTGCTTTTGGAAATATATCTTTGCCTTCTTTTTGGCTTCTTTCTTTATCTCTTATGCCTTCAAATTTTGGCAATGCTCTTACTTTCATATTTTTCTCTCCTTTTTTATTTATTATAACACAAAAACAAAAAGACTCAAAATGAGTCCTTATTTAACTACCCAACAATATTCTGCTATTCTATTTCTACAATCAAATTAGTTTTAAAATTTTTTCTATACTATATCCATTCTTTGCTTTTTTTCCAAGCAGTTTGATAATTTATATTATATAGTATTAGAGGAGCAGTTGTGGTACTCCTCTATAAATATTATATCATATTTTCCAAATATATTCGATTTTTTTATTAGTACAATCCCACGTGTCCACAATGTAGCCATCTATACAAGGTGTTATATGATTATAAGTAGTTATTAAATATTTACCAACAGGGTGATTTTCTGCAAATTCTCCTATATATGTTTCTTTGTATGGAATTCTATTAAATTTACTATCTAAAAAGTTCCTTACAAAGATAGCACTATCCATCATATAACCTTGTTCCATTGCACTTTTACATAACTCTTTATATGCTTCTTTCCAAGTTATATCCATAACTATTGAATAAGCCCTAGGGAAGCAATCATCAATAAAATTGTTATGACTATTTGCATTATAAAAATAATATTTATACATTTTACATCATACTTTGTTGTATTGCATCTCTTAACATTTGTTTTTGTTGTGGTGTTTCTGCTTCTTCAAATAATACTTTTGTAAAGTCTTTATATGCCTCTAACATATAGTGAAATGATTTGTCAGTTTCTTCACTAGCACCATATCTATTTCTTGACTCTTGATATCTTCCATATTCTCCAGCCATTCTGTCTAACTCATCTTCACCACGATATTTCATATCACGTCCTCTTGCACCATAGTTGCCATAGCCATTATACTCTCCATATCTTTCACGTCCATAGGTATCATAACCTGCTCTGCGTCCACTATAGTTTCCATAATTTCCATAATTCATATTTTCATCCTCCTTTGCTATATGATTTATTTTAGTTAATTTATATAGATGGTCCAAATTATTAGTAGTTATTCCTTCTTCTAATATTTTTTTAATACTTTCTTCTGTTTTTTCTTCTAATTTTTTATGCATTCTTGTCCTCCTTTCTTAAAAGGGTTAATATTTCTTCTTGATTTTTTATTATTCTTTCAAAATATTGTGTGTCTTGTTTTTGCAACTCTTGCATTAAATCGGTATTGTTAAAATCTTTAAACAACAAATCTAAACTTAATATTTGAAGTATTAAGGATGCAATATCAATTGAATTATTCTTCATTATCTATTAAGCCTACTTATACTAAATGTTGCATTAGTTATAATTGCTTGTGTAGTCGCTATTGGTGTTGTAGGTGCTGTTGGTGTAGGAACACTTGGTACACTTTGTACACTTATATTTGTTGTTCCACGTGGACAAACTCTTAACTTCTTATCAAAAGAAATTGTTTCATAATCATCAACTGCAGCAAGTGTTACTGCTCTAACTGTGTCTGGTATTAAAACACCATCTTGAAATAATCCTATGGCTACAACGCCTGCATCTGCTGTACTTACAGAAGCGCTAAATTCTACATCATAGTATCCTGTATAACCATTTCCAAATATTTTAAAATTAGGATTACCATTTGAATAATCTAGCCAACCACAGCAAGAAGCACATCTAGTTCTAACAGTTGTTTCATCAAAAATTACTGGGCTTGCATTACTTGGCAATGCTAATGGTTCATTTATAATTGTTTCTATCATATTATTTCTCCTTTCATAAATAAAAAAATAAGTCTTAAACAAGACTTATTATAATTCACTAAAATACAGAAGATAAGGATTTGCACCTTATATAGTTGTTGTTTCGGATACACTTCATTTTATATAACTATCATAAATAACAAATTTACTATGCTATTAAAAATAATAAAACATCTACGAAATTTGTTGGCTCCGAGTTAGTCGACTTATCGGTATGGTTATATAAAATTCCAACCTGTTCCCAGCGTCTACCTATTCCGCCACTTCTATATATATTTATTATAATAAATCTTTTGAAAAAAATCAATATTTTAAATAAAAGAGAATAAGCCCTTGCCTATTCTCTAAATTAGCAAGTTCTCGTATTCGAGTTAGTTGTATTCAACTCTATGCTATTAAATAAATTGACTTGTTGTGTTAAATCCACATCCACATCCATTATTTCCAGGACATGTGAAAATTCTTTGATTTCCATACACCGGAATTGTATTTATTGGGCATGTGGCTAGGCGATTATACAATGCGTCAACTTCATTGTTTAAACCTTGTGCAATAAATGCATTTTGTGCTGTTTGACTTGCTCTTAAATCAGCCATTTCTAATTGTCTTTGTAGTTCTGCAATTTTATCATTCTTTGCATCAACTTGTGATTTAACATTGTCTAATTCTAATTGACATAACTTATCTAAAATTAATTGACTACTTCTAGTAGTGTTGTCAATTATATCTCTTGTATTCTTGGCTGCTTCATATCTATCAGCACAATTTTCACTTAATATTGTGCTATTAAGGTTGGCAATTCCAAGACGATTTTCACAACAACAATCAGCAAATTGTCTACTTAATGCGAATGTATCTTGCATTTGATTTGTTGCTCTATTATTGGCTGCAATTTCAGCATTATATGCAGTACTATTTATAGCACTTGTAATGTTATTACCTACATTGCATAATTGGTTGCTTAATGAATAAATGCCATCTCTTGTTCCTTCTAATTGGTTGCTTAAATGTAATGTGTCAAAACCATTATTTGTATTATTCATTATTTCTTTTTGTCCATTAGATAGCCATGCATATTCATTATTAAATCCATTACCACCAAAACCAAAGCCACCATTTCCCCATCCACCATTGCCAAAAATCATGGCGAATAGTAAAAATGCCCAAATTCCTTCTCCACCTAGAAAACTACCATTGCTACCAAAACCACTATTTCCATACATAGGGTATACAGGGTATGGGTATGCAAAACCATTGTTTCCATTAGTTGTTGCTAGTTCTATAGTAGGAGTTATTCCTTGAGAACCATTCATAACATCGCTCCTTTCTATAAATTTATATCAACTCTTTTTTGAGTTAATACCATTGTTAAACATTCCCATCATGTTTTCCCATTGCTGTCTTTGATTATTATTAAAACCATTTATTGTTTCATTTAATAAGTCATTAGGATTATTGTTCTTTCTTGCTTCTTGATACTTTTGATATGCTTGTGGGTTCATTCTTTTTAATTGACTCTCTAATTGTCCCATCATCTGTTGTGGTATCTGTTGCATTTTGTTCTGCATTAACATTTGAAACATTTGAAACATTGTTAATCATTCCTTTCAATTCTTCTATTTGTGATTGTAAATATTGAATTTGCATATCTTTTTCATCCATAGGCTCTATAACTTTTAATTCATAAGTCTTTATATCTCCCTTAACATTTTTTACCCATAAGATAGACATATCTTTACTAAAAAATGGTGTATCAAAATAAACTATTTCTTTATTTACATCATCAATAGTATTTGCATATCTCATTAAATGATTGTTAGTAGGTGCTAATTGAAAAGTCTGATTAATAGCAGGTTGTTGTGCACTATTCTTTATTTGTTCTTTCATTTGATTTAATTGTGCTATCTGATTATCTATTCTTTCATTTAATCCTTGCTGTCCTATATTATTGTTATATGGGTTAATATATGGGTTGTTATACATAAATCCTCCTATAAAATGAAAAAAGGAATGCTTAATACCTTTCAAACTGTGTTTTAAACAATTTTACTTAGTGCATTCCTTCTTTCACACACATCTTACCAAATATACTAACTTTTAAATTATCGCTTTATAATCACTTAAAAATACTTAATTTTGCCATTTCTAACTTCTTATATTTGTTATATTTTATTTTTATTTCTTTTATTATTCTTGATATAGTTGCTGTCCCCTGTGATAAATCATCAGCAATCTTCACTATACTTTCCTTTTTTATATACTTAACAAGTATTGCTTTTTCATCATCTGTTAATAATACTTTACTTGTAAAATCATCATATATTTGCTTTATTGCAAGTTCTTTTTTCATACAATCTCCCCTTGTGATTTTGTATTTTAATACAT